TTCTTTTGCAGATAGGCGCACTTCAAAGGTTTTGGGGTAGCCTAGTAGACATGCTTACTGTTGTGACCGGCCCGCCTTGTGGTGGCAAGTCCACTTTTATTGCGGAGAGCTGTAACCCTGGGGATATTGTGATTGACATGGATCGGATTGCTTTGGCTCTTTCGCCTGAGGGCACTAAACCTTTTACTTATTCGAATTCGGTTAGGGCTGTGGCGCGGTCTGCTCGGAAGGCAGCGGTGAAGGCTGCGCTGGGTGTTGCTCAGGGGCAGAGGCGCATGGGTGTTTGGATTATTCACACTGACCCTAGTAATGATGAGCGCTCTGTTTATCGTTATGCGGGTGCGCGTTTTGTGGAACTGAACCCGGGAGGCTTGTTTGTTTGGAGCGCTTGAAGCGTAGACCTTTGAAGAATCAGCAGATTGCCCGTGATGTGATTGACGGTTATTTTCAAAAGAGGCCAAGCAATGTCTAATGCTGCTAAACCGATTGAGTTGAAACGCAAGCTGGGGAACCCTGGCAGAAGGCCAATCCCTGCGGAGGGTTCTTTGATGGAGATTGAGGGTGGGTATCTGGAACCGTTGCGCCCTTTGGGTGATGCGGGTTATCAGTTGTGGGCGGAGGTGTTTGAGGCTGGTGGGTTATGGATTAGCCCAAAGACTGACACTCAGCTTTTGCAGATGGTGTGTGAGCTTTTGGATAGGCGCGAGGTTTTGCGTGAGGAGTTTCTGGCGGATCCTACTGAGCGCAAGGTGAACATGTCTTTGCTTGAAACGGAGAAACTGATTCAGTCCTCGCTTTCTTTGCTGGGGTTCACGCCTTCTGATCGTTCGAAGCTTGGGCTTGCTGAGGTGAAGGCTAAGTCGAAGCTGGAGGAGCTGATGGAGCGTAGAGCTACCAGGTCTGAGAGGCTTGCGGGTGACGGAAGTTGAGAGCTGGCCTCCTCGCTGGCTGACACCTGTACCCGAGAAGGCGATTCAGGCTGGGCGTGATGAGGAACCTATCTGCGATTTTGCGGAGGCTTATGGTCTGATTACTAAGGATTCTGTGGCGGGGGGTTCTGGTTCCCCTTTGGTGTTGCGACCCTGGCAGGTGAGTTTACTCGAACACATGTTCGCTTTTGAGAATGATGGGTATCGGCATCAGTCGCAACTTGTGGGCATGCCTCGAAAGAACGGTAAGAGCGCTTTGGGTTCGGTGATTGCCCTTTATGGTTTGATTCTTGGCCCTAAGGGTGCTGAAGTGTATTCGGTGGCTGCGGAGAAAGAACAGGCTCGGATTGTCTTTCAGGATGCTAAGCGAATGCTTGAGGGTTCGCCGGAATTGTCTGGGATTACGAAACTTTACCGTGACGCGATTGAGTTGCCCAAGATGGGTTCTGTGTACCGGGTGGTGTCTGCTGAGGCGTATAGCAAAGAAGGCCTCTCACCTACCATGACAGTGATGGATGAGGTTCACGCTCAGAAGAACCGCGAACTTTATGACACTTTTAGCCTCGCTATGGGTGCTCGCGGAAACCTATCCACACTCATTGGTATCACCACAGCGGGTGTGAAGTCAGATAGTACCGGCAGGGATTCGATTGCCTATTCGCTTTATCAGTATGGGCAGAAGGTGGCAAGGGGCGAAATTATTGACTCAGCGTTTTTCATGGCCTGGTGGGAGGCACCTGAGGAGGCTGACCACAAACTTGAGGACACCTGGCGTATAGCAAACCCTGGGCTGGGGGATCTGAACGCTATCGCTGACTTTGAGAGCGCTGTGAGGCGTACACCTGAGGCAGAGTTTCGTACAAAGCGTTGTAACCAGTGGGTGTCATCACAGACCTCCTGGTTGCCTTCTGGGGCGTGGGAGGCGTGCGAGGCAGACTTTGAGGTTTTACCTGATGATGAGATTGTGTTGGGCTTTGATGGTTCCTTCAGCGGTGACGCTTCTGTCATCGTGGGTGCGATTGTCCCCAAAGATGATGAGCCGGTGAAAGTGTTTCTGGTCAAGTCGTGGGAGAAAGATTTGACTATCCATGATGATGATTGGAGGGTGGACATTGCGGAGGTGGAGCAGACTGTTCTGGATTTCTGTCAGGCTCACCCTAAGGTGCGTGAGGTTGCGTGCGACCCTTTCCGGTGGCAACGATCCATGCAAGCCCTGGAGGATAAGGGTGTGCCGATTGTGGAGTGGCCTAGCACCTCAGCCCGCAGAATGGTGCCTGCCTGCGCGAAAGTGTTTGATGCTGTGATGGAGAAACGCCTTGTGCATGACGGTAACCCGATACTTGCAAGGCACTTGGCAAACGCGGTGACGAAGATTGACAACCTGGGGCCGCGTATTGTGAAAGACTCTAGGAATAGCCCAAGAAAGATTGATGCTGCTGTGGCTATGGTGCTTGCAGTAGATAGGGCACTAACAGGCGCTAAACTAGAACCAGTGCCTGAGTTCTTTGGATAGGTGATATGAGTTCAACTTTGCAAATAGTAGGCGCTGTGACGATTGTTGCAGGCGTGACCCTTATCTCTGTCCCTGTGGGGCTTGTGGTTGGTGGCGCTGTTCTAATTTTACTCGGACTAGCTTTGGGGCGATAAGTGGTATTCAATAGGCTTTGGGAAGATAGGGCAATCAGCTTTCAAACAATTTTTGAGGCTGGTGACGATGTTGGCTTTGGGACACAGGCTGGCACAAGCGTGGATGAGGGCAACGCGCTCAGTATTGCTGCTGTCAATTCGGCGGTGTCGCTTATCGCTGACACGATCAGTACCCTGCCTGTGGATTCGTTCATTAGGCTTGATGGGAACCGCAGACCATTCAGACCTAAACCAGCTTGGGTGTCACAGCCTGATGTGAACTTTGCGGGGCACGCTGTTTTCTACAACTCGCTTCTAGTGTCTTTGCTCATTGACGGTAACGCTTTTATCCGTGTGTTCAGCAACCGGCAGGGTGAGGTTGTGAACTTGATGGTGCTAAACCCTTCCACTGTGGAGGTGAAGCGCAATGGTCAGGGCAGACTAATTTTTACGGTGCAGGGTGAGGATAAGCCTTTGACCTCGGAGCAGGTGCTATACATTCCTGATTTGTTGCGCCCTGGGACTGTGCGTGGTGTTTCACGGGTTCACGCTTTGAAAGAGAACCTCGGTTTGTCAAAAGCGCTGGAACTTTACGCTGCAACCTTTTTTGGCAGTGGAACAACTTTGCAGGGTGTCATTGAGTACCCAGGCGCTTTGACTCTCGAGCAGGCTGAAAGTTTGCGCGGATCCTTCGACAACGCCCACAAGGGGTGGCGTAAGAGTGGGCGCACAGGGATTCTAAGCGGTGGTGCAAGCTTCAAACCTACACAGGCAGACCCAGAAAAGTCCCAAGCATTAGAGGCCCGCAGAATGGCTGTGGAGGATGTGGCCCGCATATGGCGGATTCCATCACACATGCTAAACCTGCCAGGGACAAACACTTATTCGAGCGTTGAGCAGAACATGCTCGGGTTTGTGACACACACCCTGCGACCTTATGTGACAAAAATTGAGGATGCTATGGGCACCCTGATGAGTCGGTACCAGGGTGGTGAAACCGCATTCATCAAGTTCAACATGAACGGGTTGCTTAGGGCTGACATTCAAAGCCGGTACAGCGCGTATAGCACTGGGTTGCAGTCTGGGTTCCTTGCAATCAATGACATTCGGCGGTTGGAAGATTTGTCACCACAGGAGGGCGATGCTGCTGAGGCGGTGCGCGTGCCCCTCGCTAACGTGAACCTTTCGGAAGCTGGCGTGAAGGCGCAACGCGAGAAGGTGCAGATGGTACGCGATTTGGTGTTCGCCGGGTTTGACCCTGCTGAGGCTATGGAGATGATTGGGTTGCCTGCTGTGGGTCACACCGGTTTGGCTTCTGTCCAGTTGCAGGGTGTCGCACAAGTAGATCCTGAGAACCCTGATTCGGTGTATAAGGATGAGGTGCAGTGATGCCAACTTTGACTACTCACTTTACTGTGGCAGAAGAACAAACTTCAGCCTCATATTCTCTAGTAAATCGCGCGGAACCGATGAGCTTCGGTGGGTGACTTTGTGGAGTGGGAGTAGCTCCGGCGGTATGGCACAGGGGCAGATTGCCACGATAGAAACTGATGGCGAGATTGCTGTGCCTGATACAGACTTTGTTATTACTGGCACCGAGGATGACCCTGCCGCTTTGATTCGCTTATGGCGTGAGTCTGAGAACGATGATGGAGAGATGGAGTGGAACCCCACCGATGTTTTTTGTGGGGCACAAGTTTTCTACACTCACCCTGATTGATGCTTTGGATGAGCGCGTTAAGAAGCGCGCTTTGGATTTGACCCCACCAGCTTGGGTTCGCGCGATTGCCCGCAGCGCTGCGGATGCCACACCTGAAATACTTGCTGTGACTAATAACGCTATGACCCCTGCGATGTGGGTGGAGGCGCGTGAAATGTTGGCTGATAGTGGGAACATTGTCTGGGGCGTGGTTTTGACTGATAGGGCCGCGACAAGGTTTCTAGACTTCGCTAATGAGGTCATTGGTAGAATTGAGGAAGAGAATGAAGGCCGAGCTAAGGGGCAAGCATTGAGCAAGATGGAAACGCGGATCAATTCTGCAAAGTTTGAGGTTCGTGAAACTGACGAGGGCATGCAGTTCAGTGGGTACGCTGCTGTGTTCAACTCCGATAGTGAACCGTTACCGTTCATTGAGCGTATTGCGCCTGGGGCTTTCAAGGGTTCCCTCCGCAACCGGAACGACATCAAGCTTCTCTGGAACCACGACACCGCTTCTGTGCTGGGTAGCACTAGGGCTGGCACTTTGAGGGTCACTGAGGATGCGCGCGGTTTGTTTGTGGAGGCTGACTTGCCTAATACTTCTACCGGGCGTGACGCTCGGGAACTTATCGGGCGTGGCGATGTGGATAGCATGAGTTTTGGTTTCACTGTTGCCCGTAATGGGGATGAGTGGAGCGCTGACGGTTCTGTGAGAACTTTGACGAAAATCAACTTGCATGAGGTTTCTATCGTGGCGTTTCCTGCATACACCGCTACCGCTGGTAGCACTACGGTGCGAGGTATTGACGGGGTTGCTTTGAGGGCCGGCGTGGATGCTGATGTTTTGGCTGATGCGCTCCTGAAGATTGAGAACGGTGAGGACATTACTTCTGCTGACCGGCAACTGCTCACTTCTGTCATTGATGAGCTGGCCCCAGCGGAGCAGGTTGAGGAACCTAAGGGTGATTTTGACATGCTTGCTTTGAAGAAGAAGAAGCTCGAACTATTGATGGGACTGTAATGGCTACTAGACAAGATATTAAGAAGGCTATCCTCCGGGTTGCAGGTAACCCTGTTTCGGGTGGAATCGCTTCGCTTGCTGATGAGATGGCTGACGCGGTTTTTTGCGTTGGATAATTCTTCTGCTGATACGCCTGCGAAGGCGAAGCCCGTGAGGGGCACCACTCAGCAGGCAGAGAAAGAAACCCGCGTCATGGAGGCTGTCGAACAGCGTTAGTGGGTTTCCCCCTGCCGGTTTTCCCTTTCTTCCGGCAGGGGGTTTTCTTTTGCTACCCTTGTGGTGGGGCTGGATGGTTTCGACACCAGGTTAGATCCGCACGCGGTGACCTGGTGGACTGGGGTTCGAGTCCCCACAGCTCCACAACCGGGGCGCACCATGTTGGTATCATTGAGTTACCGGATTTGTGCGTCACCGCTGCTGGTAGTAGTTGAGCGTTACCGCCACTGCGAAACAAACTAATCAAACCTATTGGAAGGACATTCTATGTCTGAGTTTATCAAGACTCAGGAAGAAGCCCGCGCCAACCTGACCATGCAGATCCGTGAAGTTATTGACGGTGCAGAATCAGAATCGCGTGGGATTGACTCCGCTGAAGTCGCAAAAATCGACCTTATCGAGGCTGACATTCGCAAGGCTGACGAAGCACTTGCTATTGCCAAGCGCTCCGCAGACCGCGTAGCACAGGCCTCTGAAGCTTCACGTTCATTCTCTCCCGTTGAAACCGCTGAGGGCCGCACCACTGGTGACATCCTCCGCAGTATCGCTAACGGTGAAGTGCGCGGACACGAGTTCGAGCAGCGGGCAACCTTGGTGCCGTCTGCCAACACTGTGCCTAAGTCGTTCTATGACCAGGTTTTCGACAAGGCTCGCCTTGTTGGGCCAATGCTCGACACCTCTGAAATCTTCAACACTACAACTGGTGAAGATTTGACCTTGCCCACCATGACCGCTTACAGCGTGGCAACTCTCGCAGCTGCCGGTGCGGCAATTGACGAGTCAGAACCTACTTATGCAAGCATCACGCTTGGTGCTTACAAGTATGGTCTCCTGATTCCAGTTGCTTCTGAGCTGGTCTCTGATGCCGGATTCAACTTGGAGGCACACCTCGCCGACCAAGCTGGTAACGGAATTGGGACGGCAGTAAACACTGCTCTCACAACGGGAACAGGATCCTCACAGCCAAGCGGTATCGTAACTGGTGCTTCTGCCGGTATCACGGGCTCCGCTGCTGTTGCTGGCGCGTTCACCGCTGACAACCTCATTGACCTTGCGTACACGGGTGTCGATGGACTTGTTCGCCGTCTGCCTGGAACTGCCTATATGGCCTCCGGTGCAGCGATTGGTGCGATGCGTAAGCTGAAGGATGGCAACGACCAGTACCTTTACCAGGTTGGCGTTGGACAGCCAGACCAGTTCGCTGGTTTTGATGTTATCGAGAACCCAAACATTGCAGCACCTGCTGCGCTGGCAATCAGCGTCCTGTTTGGTCACCTCCCCTCCTACAAGGTGCGGATGGCTGGCGGGCTAAATGTTGCTTCGTCTGCTGACTACGCTTTCAACACTGACACTGTGACCTACCGGTTCACGATGCGCGTTGATGGTGCCCTGACTCACACCAGCCATGTTCGTAAGTTCACGGGTGGAGCTGCTTCTTAGTAGCTGAGTAAGTAAAGGAACCCCTGTTGCCTGTATGGGTGGCGGGGGGTTCCTTCTTGCGCGAACTAGGCACGCCTGTCGCGGTAAACTAGACCTGGAGGTTTCTAGTGGCTATTGAGAACGGTTATGCCAGTCTTTCCGATGTGAAGGCTGCGCTTAGAATTACAGACACAGTGGATGATGCCCTGCTTGAGATAAGCATTGAGGCGGCATCGCGTGAGATTGACGGCTGGTGCGAGCGCGTTTTCTACAGCTCCTCAGCTACCCGAGTGTTTAGCCCGCTGATTCATTCGTACTG